CCTAATGGCGGCACAAAGGGACAAGTATTGGCGAAGAATAGCAATACTAACAATGACACAGAATGGGTTGATGTTGTTGCAAAACAAATATTCTTTTCCCTTTTAGGAAATTATAAAATTGACACTTCAGGGACAACTCCACCTGCAACTAGTGGCGACATTAAGTACTCAAATGCAACTCAGATAAGTTCGACTAATCTTTATGTCAGTGATTTAACTTCTGATGGAATAGACATAAATGTTGTGCTTTCCTTTTTAACGGTAGGCTCTGTTTTACTTATTCAGGATGCTAGTAACCATCTTAACTACCAAAATTGGCAAATAAGTGCAGCTCCGACCTTATCTGGTGATACTTATACAATCCCTGTCACTCTTGCTTCTTCTGCAGGCACAGGCACAACGGGATTTGCAAATAATCATGATGTCTTTTTCAGTGTTTATGGAAGTCCTCAGACCTTTGAACTTATAGCGAATAAGGATATCGATGGTACTTTAGCTGCAAATAGCGATACTAAATACCCATCACAGAAGGCAACCAAAACGTATGTTGATACGGGATTGGCAACTAAGCAGAATTCACTCGGATTCACTGCTGAGAATGTCACTAATAAGGATATTGACGGCACTTTAGCAGCTAATTCAGACACTAAGTATGCGAGCCAAAAGGCAACTAAGACGTATACTGATGCAGCAAAAGCTTCAGCGATATCAACGGCAAATGGTTACACTGATACGGGTTTAGCTGGCAAGCAAAATACTCTCGGTTTTACTGCAGAAGATAGCGCAAATAAAGATGTTGACGGAACTCTGTCAGCAAATAGCGACATTAAATATGCTTCTCAGAGAGCGACTAAGATTTATGTTGATACTGGACTTTCTGCAAAGCAGAACTCTCTTGGATTTACGGCTGAGAATGTAGCAAACAAGGACATAGACGGGACATTAGCTACTAATAGTGATACTAAGTACCCTAGTCAGAAAGCCGTTAAAACTTATGTTGATACGGGTTTAGCAGCGAAAGAGAATTCATTAGGCTTTACTGCTGAGAATGTAGCGAATAAAGATACTGATGTAGCACTCACGGCCAATTCAGACACTAAATATGCTAGTCAAAAAGCAATAAAGAGCTACGTTGACACCGGACTTTCTGCTAAACAAAACTCTTTAGGATTTACTGCTGAGAATGTAGCTAATAAGAAAAGCACGATTGCAAATAGTGCTACTGATTATCCTTCAAGTGCAGCGGTCTTTTTAGCATTGGCTGACAATTTAAAGCCTAGGGTTTCTGCTTCTGCAACAGCAACTACGCTGACAATTAATGCAGATTCTTTTGATTGCATAAGTGTCACCGCTCTTGCTTCTGCTCTGACTTTAGATTGGAGTGGAACTCCGGTTGATTTTCAAGGAATGATTATCAGATTGAAAGACAACGGTACTGCCCGTGCTTTGACCTTTACAGGTACAAAATTTGAGGCGAAAGGAACTGCCTTGCCAACAACAACGGTAGCTGGTAAAGTTTTAACAGTTGCATTTCTATACGATTCTGTCACGGGTAAATTTGGATGCGTTGGAGCGCAGAAAGAGGCATGATTTTAAATTCTATCATATCAATGATGGGTGGAGCCTTAGTATTAGGTCCTAAAACTTTAGCTTATTCAACTGTTGTAACTTCAAGAGGTGGTAGTTTAACAACTAATGAGCTTTTATATTTAACTACATTTGAAACATCATTAGGTTCTGATTTAGATGAATTTGACAGACTTTGGATTCATGGATTAGGTAATGATGTAGCAGCTCGCACTTCTTTTGTTAACCCTACAAGCACAATTATTACAGCTGTTAATAGTCCAACATTTATAGCAAATCAAGGTTATCAAGGTAATGGCTCGACATCATATTTAAATACTAATTATAATCCGTCTACTCAGGGTGTAAAATATACGACTAATAATGCATCAGCGTTATCATACATACTAAATAATGTTATTGGTGGTACATCTATTGGAAGTTTTAATGGAAGTAGCACGGGTCCTTTCCTACTTCCGCAAGCTTCATTAAATACTCCTGTTTACTTTATAAATAATGCGCCAAATGATACTAATGGTTCAGGAAATTCATTAGGGCTTTCTACAATAAATCGTTATAGTTCTTCTTCTGCAAATCTTTATAAAAATGGAATTTTTAATTCTGTAAATGTTAGACCAAGCAGTGCAATACCAAACTTATCTGTATTTATTTCTGGTCTCAATAACAATGGAACTTATGGCTCGGCATTTACTGGTAAAATATCAGTAAGCGGTCTTGGTAGTTCAAACTACAATCAAGCAAATTTATATAGTGCAATTCAAGCATTAGGCACATCGATAGGTTGGGCAGTTTAAAATATGAATACATTTTATAAAATATCAAAAGTAGATGCTGACAAGGTTGGCTATTTTGAATACTCCGGAGGAAGTGCTTTTAGTCCTTTCTGCTCAGAGCAAGTTGATGGTACTTACTTAGTTTCCTGCAGCCTTGTTGAGCAGCTAAAAGACAATGCTAACATCCTTAAAGCCGATTGGTCAAAGATGACCATTATTGATGAAACAGAAATTGATACAAAGGAAGTATCAATGCCTGGTGAAAACTCTTAAAAATTAATAGATAATGAACTTGAATAACATCCCTTGGAGCCTTGTAATCTTCGTAGTCGGCCAGAGTGGCCTTGCAGCATGGGCAATTATTAAAATGTACTTTAAGCTAAATGCTCTCGATGAGAAAGTAAACAAGCTTGAGACAGAGAACAAAGAACTAAAGCTGCAACTAAAGATACTTAGCGATACGCTATTGTTAGTCAAGAATAATACCGACCTATTGTTATTAGGCCGCATTAAAACAGGGGCGAAGGCTGCATGATTTCAGAACACATCACATACGAGGAAGCGACTAATAGCCCTACCGCTACACGCTTAAAAATACGGAACGAACCGGATGAAGCTACCCTCTACCGGATGAAAGTACTTGCTGAAGAATGCTTTGAGCCGCTCCGTAAATGGTATGGCAAGCCGATTAAGATAAACTCTTTCTACAGATCACCGGAACTCAATAAAGCAGTTGGAGGGTCAACAACTAGCCAACATTGCAAGGGTGAGGCGATTGATATCTCAGCGGGAAGCAAAGAAGAAAATAAGAATCTTTTTTATTGGGCAAAGGCAAATCTTGTGTTTGACCAGCTCATAAATGAATACGACTTCACTTGGGTCCATATTAGTTTCCGACACAAGGACAATAGAAATCAAACACTAGTCATAAAATGAAAGTAGCAGAAGTGAGAAGTAGTAGGGAATCTGAATACGGCTCACCTGCTGACAACATGGAAATTCAATTAAGAATCTTCCATGCCTATTTCCAACACAAGCCAGCTTCTGAGTTCACCAGACAAGACATGGCCATGATTGGAATCATCATCAAGTTGGCCCGCCAATCCTTCAAGCACAAAGAAGACAATCTCATTGATATTGCCGGATGGGCAGACGTAGCAAATAAAGTATGAAGGATATCTTAAATAAAATTATCGGGTCCCTGGACAATAAGTCTCACGGATTTAGCGGAAAGAAACTGAGCGCATTCATTGTAATTGGTTGTGTAGTGGCTGCTCACGTTAAGTGGATTGCAGAGGGAAACTTTGATATGTTGGAAATCGTGCTGACAATCGATTACGCTTTTATTGCGACCTTATTTGGTATTAATGTGGTGGATAAAAAGCAGAATCCAACGGAGTGAATTTCCGGTTAAACATATTCCTTTTATCAGTCATCACGGCTTTATCAATCCTTCTTTGTTTGCGGGAATGTGGAAATAAGCCTATTGAGGTGTCACCGGAGAAACAAGCGATTAAAGCTCTAAAGCTTTCCATCGATTCTGTTCAGAAAGTGGTTGTGTTCACGAATACGCAGCAAATCAAAATAGTGAACAGATGGCGGGAGGTAAGGCATGATTCACTAATTCCATGCGAGCAACTGCTTGTCTTATGCGATACGTTAGTGACTGCAGATTCCTCATTAATCTCTGAGCAGAAGGTCTTAATAGGGATGCAAGATTCAGTTATAAAGATTCAAGATTTGGTCATTAAATCGGATAGCATTACCATCACAAAACTCAATAAGAAAGTTAAAAATAGAAAGCTAATCTTTTGGACAGGGTTTGTCCTTGGAGCAGCGACCAACCTAATCCAACAAAAATGAGACGTTTATTCTTCGATATCGAAACAAGTTTCAATCTATGTGCGGTATGGAAGCCGGGTTACCAGATAAGCGTTCCACACGATGCCATAATTAAAGAGGCTGCAATAATGTGCATAGCATACAAGTGGAGCGACCAGAAAAGTGTTTATCACTTGGAGTGGGATGCCAAACAGAATGACAAAGCCATGCTTCAGAAGTTCATTAAAATCTCACAAGATGCGGATGAACTTGTTGGACATAACGGAGATAATTTCGATTTAAAATGGATTCGGACTAGATGCTTTTTTCATGGTATTTCAATGATGCCAGACTACACAACGGTTGATACTCTTAAACAAGCCCGCTCCGGCTTTAGATTCAACTCTAATAAACTAGACTACATTAATAAGTACATAGGAGGCAAGGGCAAGAATCACACCTCATTTGATTTATGGAAAGAAATTGTACTCAATAATAGTAAAAAGTCCATGAAATTAATGACTGATTATTGCAAAATGGATGTCATTATTTTGGAGCAAATATTCAATAAGATGTCACCATACATCAAGCATAAATCAAGTATAGCAGATTATAAATGTAACTGCCCGAATTGCAATAGTGAGAAGATGGGTGTTACTTCTTATAAGACAAGTTCATCCGGAACGAAGTATGTTCAACTTCAATGCAAGGATTGCGGGAAGTATAACAAGGTAACGGCTAGCACATATCACAAGGAAGTATCTAAAAGGGATTTAAGTAAATGATTTTTGAATTCACAATTTGGGACACCCACAAGCAACCAATCCAGACAGAGGATGGTGATTTAGTATGGCACAATGTAGAGGATTCTGATGATGATGCCCCTTGGAAGACCTTTAAGTTTGCTCTAGAATTTAAGCAGGTGAAGGTGGATTATTTTTATGAGACGGTAATCTTCCAACAGGACGTTCCGGTCCGGTGTACTCGGGTTGTCCTTAGTGATGGTTCATCCGTACTTGCCAAGTGGCAGTACGACACTTTTCGGGATAGGTACAACGAGTTGAAGGAGTAGGGCAAATCAGAATAAACGATACGCTTTGATACGCAAATATCCGTAGTAATGTGTTATAAAAGATACATTAAGGCAAGTTTTGCGCCTTATTGAACAAGTTATCAGTTGCCTCGATTGCTTTAAATAATTCATAAGCTATTTGCGGCACGATGGCATTTCCGTAGGCCTTTATGCTTTCGTTTCTCCATTTAGAAAAGGTAATTCCGTATAATCTGGTTGGAACCCCATCATTTCCGCCACAAATCGGGGATTGAGTTGGGAAGTTTTTCCATTGGTTTCCGCTGCATTCGTGCAATCCATTGCGGTTGGTGTCGGTAGCATTCCCTTCATTGCCATTATGTTCAACGGCATTGTAAATGAACTCCAGCCCTTTTTTTTCATATTCTCCATTCTTGCATCCCAAGTTTCCGGCAAACTCCTGTCTTGCATTAATGTCGGAGTGGGCAACAAACCAGATTCTATCCCTTCTGTGCGGAGCGTTGACGGCACAAGCTGGAAGTAAAAACGGGAGGACTTCGTAGCCTTCAGCTTCCAAGTCAGCCTGCACTTCATCGAATACCAATCCCCCATTCCAATTAGTGAGGCCCCGAACGTTCTCGCCCACAACGTAGCTCGGTTGAACTTCCCGAATTGCTCTAAGCATCTCCGGCCAGAGGTGTCGCTCATCCGCTTTTCCTTTTCGTTTCCCTGCTCCGGAGTATGGTTGGCAGGGGAAGCCTCCTGTAATAATGTCAATTCTATTTGCATACTTTGTAAAATCTGTTTTTTTAATATCACCGAAACCTTCTGCTTCAGGAAAGTGATGTCTTAATACTTTTTGTCCAAACTCATTCCACTCGCACCATGCTAAAGTTTCCCAACCCATCCAGCGAGCAGCGAGAGAAAAGCCGCCTATTCCTTCAAATAATCCGAGGTGCTTCATGCTTTTACCCCCTCATATTTTTCTACTGCTTTATTTCTTATTTCTAAATTGAGATTGTGATAGACATCTGTTATGTCTTGAATAAAATCTACTTGTTTTGGTTGCAATCTGCCTTCAAGGCTTGCTATTAAATCATCAGCGTGCTTAATAAGATTCGTAAAATCGTATTTAAGTTTCATCTTAAATTCTCCCGTTAACATTGTTGAATGCTCGCTAAGAGCTTTTAACTGAGCAATGAATATTAATCTTGCTGCTTCTATTTCTGATTGTTTCATATTATTGTTTTTTAAGTATTTTTAAAAGCATTAGGTAGCCAATGAGATCACTGAGGTTATCTTCATTCGCCCCCTGCAGGCCCACCTTTTTAATCCGGCTCAGTTTATCGTTTATCCTTGCTATGATTCCAAGTTCAACTTGTTTGTCCTTATCAATCCCATCAACGTTGATAGTCCAATCTGAATTAAAAATTGAGCCGTTATAACTTATGTTTTTTGAGACGGCCATGTCTTTCATGGAATCGTATTCCAATTTTATCAGATTATTTATTTCTTCTAATGTCATATGTTTAAAATGGTAAAGGTTCTTTGCTAGTTATGATATCAGAGCCTGCAATTAGAAAGTCGGTGTTCTCTTGGATTCTGGAAGGCATCATGTTAATCCAATTATCGTAGTTCGGATGGCCTTTAAAATATCTTCCGTTGGTGCTATCCCATCCTAAGTGAACACACCCCGTCTGTCCCCAATGTTTGAACTTTACCTTCTGGATGTAGACTTCAGTCTGTCCCGTTTCGTAATTTCTGTATACAGTCAACCCATTGGCAGTCTTGTTATAAAAGTTAGCGGAGCCAGAGATGCTATAAAGGTTAGGTACTTCATAAAGTCCGGTATCTCGGTTCTTACTAATCTTAGTCGGATGAGCAACTAGGAAGCAATGCACCTTATTTCTCTCGCAGAACATGACAATCTTATCAAGCTGCTCAGATATGTACTTTGTTTCGGAGGTGGTGTACTGATGATCTAATTTGTTCCATGCATCAATCACAAAGGCTTTAATTCCTTTTTTACGAACCAATGAGCGCACAGAATCTAAAATATTATCGAGAGTGAAATTCTCCTTAGGATTAATAAAAAAGAAATTCTTTGCATGATAATCAATCATCTGCCTTAAGTCAGCAGGGGACATTCTGTTCATCCCTTCAAATGGCTTACCTGTTATCTTCTCCGCAAACTTGCTGAAGTGTAATTCAAGCGGGTGATTCTCTGGAGAATAAAGGGCAGTCTTCCATTCATGGCTGACATTAAGCTTGCATAGAATAAAGTCTAGGAATTCAGACTTTCCGTGTCCTGGTATTCCGGTGATGGTTGTCAGGTAGCCTTCTTGGAACCGGATAAACATATCAATTTCTGCCATCCCAATTCCGCTCCCCTTTGGAAGACCGTTGTTGTAGTAGCTGTAAATTTCTTCCTCAATATCGTTGGCATTGAACACACCTTCAATGGGGAATTCTTTAGCGGCATTCATTGCTTCAGTTACTCCCTGAATCCCGTATTTGATTAGGCAGTCATTGGCATCTTTGCAATCCTTAAAGCGGACGTAGGTGCAATTCTCAAAGCCTAATCTTCGTGCCAATTCGTTCTGAAGGTTCTGTCCGGCTTGGTCGTTGTCAACTGCTAGGATGAACTGAGTATCTTCTGAGAAGGAATCTATTGAATTATCAAGGTAGTCGAAGTTTATCTTCCCAAGTCCTGCTCCGTTAGGCACAGAAACTACGTTCTTGAATCCACATTCATACAGAGCAAGGCAGTCCATTTCACCCTCGACAATGATGATGGTATTGTTGTGAATGGAGCAATCAAGATTGTAAAAAATTAATTCACCCCCTTTTTCTAGCTTAAAAGACTTATTTTTACCCCTGTATTTGATATTTATCAATTCTCCATTGCGGAAATAGTTAAATTGAATAGTATTTATTTCAGCATTAATTTGAGGCATCCATTCCATTCCTTCACCAACTTTCATTTCCAATAGCGTTTTTTCGCTAATTTTACGGGTGCTAAAGAACTTTATTAGGTCAAGTGAATACTTTGTACCACTTTTAAATAAAGGTCGCTTATATTCAATTTTTGTGGGTTTCGCTATAAACTCTTTTTTGAGGACCAGAACCACTCCGCAATGTGAACACTTACCAGCTCCCTTCAGAACATTGAAAGAAAAACACTTGTCGAGCTTCTTCCTGCGCTCCGGTGAACATACCGGACAGACTTGAGGGTTCTCACCCTGCTTGGCTGCAAGTACTTCGTATTCCTTTTTCGTTGTCAAGTCCAATACTACCATACCATTCCTCCCATTTTCTTTGCAGGGTTTTTGTTAATCCATCGCTTTAGGTGAGTGGAGAATTCTGCCATCGAGTTGTACTCTGCTTCACTTACTGCTCTGAAATCAGATAGCCTTGACAGAATTTCATCCTTGGACTTACCGAGATCACGGCAGATAGATTCCAGATAACTTGAATTCGGAAAGTCAGAGAAAAAGGTTTCTTTTCTTTTTATATCAATTT